TCCCGCCCTGCCTCTGTGCCCATCAGTTGGAGCGCCAATCTTGGTGAGAATTCTCGACCAAGTTTATTTGACCACCATTCATCTTTTTGTTCACGCCATGCTCGAGATTCTGGAGTGTTACCCTCAAGCATCTCACGATTCCAACCAAAGATAATTGAGCATGCATCTTTAAGACTGTTTGCATAACTTTCTTTGAAGAAATCGTGGCGATCAACCAAGAGATCTGCAATTGTGCCTTTCCCTGCTCCAATGAAGCCAACAAGTCCAACAATCATATACGATTATAGAGATCCGACGTAGTTTGCAACGGCTGGCATATCACCAGTAAATGCATACGTTCCGATATGATGCGTCTTCATCCAAGGACACAACCAAATCTTACCACCGATGTTTCTCCACCACTGGCAGAACATATAGTCTTCAGATAGATAACGATCTGAACCGCCAACTTCACGCTCTTCACCATTTACCGAAACTGTGCGCTTGCGATCAATGACAGTATCAAAGAATGCATGGATGTAACGAGTACCATCAAAGTTTGCTTGACCGATGTGGTCTGGACGATAACTAAACTCAGGATAGGCTTCTTTAAATTTTTCAAAGACTTGGCGCTTGATCATCATGAAACCAGTGCCAATTTCAAGAACTTCAATTGGCTCAGCAACAGAGAACTTCTCAGTGCCTGGAACTGGATTGAACACAAAGTCACCCGCGACCTTTTCCATCTCTGCAGGTTCAATGTCTGGATGACGTTTCACCGCTTCTTTAATAGAACCCCACTTAACTGATTTCTTAGGATATGGTCCACCAATGATTTCTTTATCAAGTGCAAGACATGCAATGATATCACGAGGATCATAATGAATATCAGCATCAATAAAGAGCATGTGAGTGAAGCCTTCTGCGCGAAGGTACTCATCAGCAAGATAGTTTCGTGCTCTTGTGATTAGCGATTCATTAAAAATGAATGAGAATCGTACTTCAATACCATATTGAGAACAAATTGCTTGAAGGTCCAAACAAGATTTAACATACATTCCGTGCGCCATACCACCATACATTGGAGTAGCCACGAAAAGTTTACACTTTCGCAGATCTTCAACTTTTACTTCTAATTGCATAATTATTCACTCCAGTTGTAAAATTTCTTAATATTGTCAATAATCTTTGCTTGATCATCGAGATTTTCGTTGACCATTGTCTCTATATAGTCCATGAGTGTCAGCGACCCCATGATGTTCGAGATTTTTGTCGCACGAGAATTTTTAAATTTATCGTCTTGATCATCTTTACGATCAATATGTCGCTGATCAAGCGTGCTATTCTTTACAGCGAGAATTAGAATCTTAAAATCTTCTGGAAACTTTTCCTGTAAGAAATCTAGCATCTTACCATTAAACAAACGATCACCTTCGAAAATGACATTGACGTCATCTGCATCAAAAGTCAATTCATCAAAAAACTTTTGTGCATCTGGCTGGACAGCCATTGACAAACGATCAGTTCCTTGGAATGTGTTGCCATCATTCTCATACTTACCAAGAATATAAAGATTCAATTTCTTGGAATACATTGCATCAAGTAACTTTTGTGGCTTAACAATTCGCCAATCATTAGCCATCGAAATCAATTTGAACATCAGAGTGGTTTTGCCAGTTGCTGGCTCACCACCCATTGCAATCACTTTCACCATATTTCACCCTAAAACTTTTTGAAAGAACATAAAATTATAAATAAGAAGAACAATACTTGTAGGTCCAAATATGTATTATCTAGTATATAAGATAACAAATAAAAAGTCAAGTCAATTCTATATTGGTAGACATGCAACCAAAGATATAAACGATGGTTACTTGGGTTCTGGTTCTCATCGAATGCTAAAGCAAAAGAAACATCTAGAAAAAGAAATTATACACATAGCCGAATCTCAAAAAGAAATGATTGATATGGAAATAAAATTGATATCAGAAAATATAAAAAACCCAAACTGCGTAAATTACATCATAGGAGACCCAACATTTGGTGGTGTGGTCAGCCATTCTGAGAAATCAAAACAAAAGATAAAAGAAGGTTCACTTCGTTATAGAACCTCGAATCCAGAAAAATTTGCTGCTCATGTTTCTAGGGCAGGGAAATCTTTGAAGGGCAGAAAACAATCTGAGGAACATATAAAAAATCTATCTGCTGCAAGAAAGGGCAAACCAAAATCAGAAGAATTCAAAAGAAAGGTTTCTAATACTCTTGCGGGCAGAATCAATAGACCAAGAGAAAGTCTGTGTAAAAAATGGAAGATCATAGATATATTGGAAAATCAAACTTATATCGTTGATGATAGAGTCAAATTTTGCCAAGAACGCAATATAAAATACCAATGCTTCAATGTTGCGACTAGAAATGGTGCTTTATACAAAAAGCGGTGGCTATGCGAAAAAATCATTTAGATTATCACAGTCAACAAATATTTCCCAAGGTTCTCTGATTTTTCCTGTTTTTAGATAATCGCTGTTTGAAGAGTTTTCTTTAGTCAAGGAAAGATTTAGCAACCTCGTGTCTAAAGTTTCCTTTCTTGCTTGCCACAATACATTCCATTCAATGCCATTCCAGCCATCTTTCTCGGCTTGTTCAATTTCTTGTTTCTGTCTTGCTAGATAATATCCTAAAAATCTCGTATGATGATTTCGGAATATCTTGCGAAAACTGCAAAGACAAGTTTCCATCGTGAAGAAATCGATTTGATTGCTCAGTTCAGGGAATCGAGATCTGGTTTCCTCAAGAATGTCCTTGGCAACATCTTCAAGGTCATTGCATTCTGCACTAGTGAGTTTTGTATCATATTTGTCATCTTGCCCGATGGCGAGATGCAAACCATTACGATGTGAGCGAGAGCCAGAATAGTCATCCAACATGAGGCTAGTAGGTATGCAGTTGACGCCAGCAGTATGATCAAGATGCTGAAGATAAAACCAAGTGGAATAGCGACCAAACTTGTGAAGAGAGTTTTTAAGATTATTCCAAAGGTTGTTGAAAGTTTGTTGCTCATTGTCTCCATAATAACTCTCCAGCACTTCACGTTGTGTTCTTTTGCCAATAAATTTTTGGTAAGATTCGAACATGGCTGGCAAGTGACCCTTGTTCCACTTTGTATCAGTTTGGTATCTCAGTCTTTTATAGTTATGACTATTCCACCAAGAGATACGATCCACAGTGGCGAGTTCATAGTCGGGAAACTCGTTCTTCAGAACCCATGCAGTTGGTAGTTGATATGTATTACCATACAACCATGCAAACCACAAACGTTCCTCGTCATTGTGTTCGTATCTCTGGTGGAGATAGTTGGTACACCATACGGCTGGATCGCAATCGCCGAATTTCATCGACCATGCGTACCAGCGTATGAAGTGTTCCCGCCTCTCTTTAGTTGTTGAATGCAGGGAGGACATCAATTGTAATATCAAGGTTCATATAGTTTATCATGACACGAAGTTTATCAATATGCTTTTCTTGATCTTCAATAGCAAGTTCGTTTTTGTTCTTAAAGTAAAGAACAATCGCGCCCTTCTTTTTCTTTACATTATACATACGGTGTACAATGTAACCAAGAGCCACAGCATGTTCTGCTTTAGAAGCAGTTGCATGAATCGCAGCAGTACCTTTGACTTCATACTTCTTGACTTTGTAATTGTTCAAATAATGATCGTCATAAGCAATTAGATTATCCTGATACTTCAACGCATTTTGTTGCGTCTCAAAGTCATTCAGAATTGAACGAAAGATACCGTTCAACTTCTTCTTGTCTTCAGTGATCAAAGAGAATCGCTCATAGATCAATTCACGAGCACTATCAACTGCCAATGGATCAGAAAGATCAATCCCTTCGCGAACCAAAAAGTTGTTAATGTTTCGCTTAATGTCAGCATCTGTATTCGTCTTTCGAACAACAAAGTCTTCCTTGTTCTCAAGCATACCAAAAAGATCATAGTTTGACAGACGAGTTTCTTCGTCAGCGCCAAACTCTGTCTCATTAATATATACAACAGGAATTTCTTTCAACGCTGTTCTTGATACTGCTTCGAGACGATTGTTGCCATTCAAAACTGTAT